TTAGCCATTTGCGCGCCTTTCCAAAATCTCGATCACGGTTAAAATGTCCTCTGCTGTCTCAAAAACGTCTGGTGGTAACCCTGTTGCCAAGGCTACCTCCCAGACTATTCTGCTAAGGCTTCCGACTGCGTAGCTTTTGGGTTTGCCTCACCGACCGTGACCTCTGCGATTGTCTCAGTCCAAATGTCAAGCGGCTTAACAGGCTTGCCTGCGGCTGCACGTTTCATAGCGTGATAGGCAAGAAATACTAGATCAGCAATGCCGATCTTTTCCTGTGCCTGGCTAATAGTGTGACCTGTTTGCTTTTCCCATTTAACCCACTCAGGCGGCGCAGCTGTGTACGTGATCTGCGTGCCGTCGTTGTATTCAATTGTGATTGGTAGTTTCATTTTGTCTCCCGATTGTTAGTGATTTATGAGAAGTTTTCGGTTGGTGTACCGACAACAACAAATGATAGATCAACGGTCTGTGCATCTGGTGCAGCACCGCCGACACTTGGGAATACTGGCATGACGTTGAATGTGTAAACCGCACCTGTTGTAGCTGTCAATGAGACTGCTAAAACTGTGTTTGGGTTGGTTTCGCATGCTGTCCATAATGACTCGCAAAGTGATGAGGCAACGCCCCAGTCTGCAAGCATTGTCATGTCAAATGTCCACTGATCGTCAATGTGCTTATAAGCCTTGCCGTCTAGTGTTTGGTATGTCTCTACTGTTGAGTCCACAGAAAGCACTGCGCTGGTCGCCTGTGCGTCGTAGTTAACTGTTGCAATGGTCACGACTAAATCGCGACCAGTGATGATTGTCGTTGGCATTTTGTCTCCTAGTTAGTTTGTGTGTAATAAGTCGAAACGTTTATGTCAGCGACGAGCATTGGCGATTGTCCTACTTCCAACACTGTCGGCTTTTCAATAACGCCAACGACGTATCCTGCTGGCATTGCAGCAAGAATTCCTATGATGAGCTGCTCTAAATTGTCCAATGAGCCTGCATTGCTGTTGCTCGCGACAATTGCTGTAATTGCAAAATTAAGTTTGACCTGTGTTTTTGACTTGCCGATCAAGACAACTTCCATGTAAGGACTGTCGGGTACGACAACAATGGCAGGCGGTATTGGTGACTCGGGAACGCTTGGGTAGACGTTGGCAGATAGCGCGCTAAAGGCTGTCGCTAAGGCTGATCGTGTCTCGGCAATTGAATTGGCTGGCATTTATTGGCACACTGTCTCAGCGTCCAGGTAAGGCATAAGCAATGTGCTGACGCGGTTAGTCAAGCTGCGACCCATACGGTATGGCGAGCTTGTAAAGTCAACGCCCTCGATCTGACCACCAGCTGCAACGCGTGACTGAAAGACCTCAACGCTTACAGCCAGAATTGCTGACTCAATTGCTGGTGTAGCTGCATAAATACTTGCTGCTGAATAACCTGACAATGTTGCTTTGCCGTTTGGCACGATTGGACGCATTGTAACGTCTGTGCTTGTTAGTGCCGCCGTAAAGTAATACGGCGCGCTGTCAACAACTGTAAAGGTTGCGGTAAATGGTTCAGGCAAACCTGTGACGACAATCGACTGACCAGTTACAAAGTAATGCTCACGAATTGTAAAAAATGTTGCGACGTTATCTTTCAGCTTGTAAGCCTCGACGCCCGACACGTTTGCAACCAGCATTGGCAAAATTACGTCCTCGCTGGTGTTGATGATTTCGTCTAAATAAGCGTCGCTGTAAAGTGAAACGGACACGCCAAGCACCGTGCGCAATTGACTTGCTGTGACAATGCTAGGCATGTCCGTTTCCTTTCGACTGCTGCGGCGACCTCGGGAGAAATCGCCGCATGATTAGTGGGTTGTTATCAGGTCTTGTTGATACCGAACGCGCCTGCACCGATCTTGGTTGCAATTGCGCCGTAACCGTAAACGGATACTGAAATTTCACCTGAAGCGATTACGTCTGCACGCAAACGGTATGTTGGTGACTCGTACCATGTGTAAGCACTTGGATTGATGATCAAGATTGAGTCATCTTTGTCAGTGTTGTTGTCAGTAGGTACGTTAGCTGTTACAAATAAATCAAGACCAGCTACGTTGCCGCGGATTGAGTCTGGACGCACGACGCCCCCCGCATTGCTTGGCTGGCTCGCCATGTAAATTGGTCTCCCCGACTCGTTAAGAGTCATTAGGTTTGCCCACTGTGATGTGTTAGCCAAGATGTTCTTAGCAAAACCTTGTGTGTTTGAGTAAACAGATGCAGCACCGCGAGAAACAAAACCAAGCAACTCTGAGGCTGTTGGGTATGTTGTAAGTGTTGTTGCATCAGCTGATGCGCCAGCTGCTAGTGCTGTGTAAACAGCAAGGTCTGTTGCCTTTGCGTAAGCTGCTGCCATGTTTGATAGTAGCTCGTTAAAGAATAGTGGTGATGTGCGATCTAGTAGCTCAACGCTAAATTTTTGCTGTCCAGCATACTTCTTGACTGTAACTGACAAGAAACTTGAAGCCTGATCTGTTTCGCTTGGTGATCCTGCTTCTGCTGTTTCAGCAACTGTTGGCATTGTTGTGATCTTTGGAATTTCGAATGACATACCAGCATCAGGCAAAGCGCCACGGCTGATTGCGTCAATTGCTGAACGTGTTGTGTTTGCAAGTCCGTTGATAACTTCTGTCAACTGACGTGTAGGTACAAGACCTGCGTTGTCTGTTGTGTCATCTGCCGCTGCGACATACTGACGTGCTGACTCCTCGCCAAGTGATGCGCGGATTGTGTTTTCCAAATACTTAGCAGCTGTAAACTCTAGGCGTGGCTTTGTTGTCCAACCGCCTACGGCTGGCTTTGCATTTGCTGTGATTGACTGAGCAGCTTCTACCGTCTCGACGGTTTCCGCGTTTGTGACGGTGTTGTCCACTTCGTCTCCTTCTGTTGTTGGTGTTACCTCTGGCTCAACTGTTGAGTCAGAAACTTCTGGATCGCCCTCTGTCGCTGCAACCTGCTCGACGCGAGCTGATCTAATTGCTGGCTCTGACGTCAAAGCAACGCCAGTCATTTCGCCCTTAATGATGCGCACTGTGCCGTCTTTGAGTGTCTCGTATTCGTCAAAATAAACTTCTACGCTAAAACCGTCGCGCAAACCTTCGCTGGCTTCGACTAAAGCGTCTGTACCGGCTGTTGTGTTTGCGATCTTAAAAGTAGCGTCAATACCTTGCTCGTTTGCTTCAATTGACAAAGTCTTGCCAATGCGACGTGTGCGATCGTGTTCCAAATTGAGTAACACCGGTACTGCCTCAATGCTTCCCTTTGCAAACTGCACTTTGCCAATTGACGCTGTGCCAGTCTCCTCAAATGTCACAATGCGACCAGTGATCGTGCGACTGTTTGAGTCTGCTGCCGTAATGGCAATTGGTGTAATTAGTTTTTTCATAGCAACATGTCCTCTTCCGCGCGTATCTCCTCGATCGACATTGCGCCGATACGATTTAGGATTTCATAAACTTGCGCGCGCTCAAATGGATTACCACGCAAGAAATTGTCTAGGTCAAACATAACTTTGTTGCCTGCTGGCGTAAAGTCTGCAAAAGATAAGCGTTGTTCCAAAATTGACATGTAATTTCTAAAAGCAAAATCGACCAGGTCGCGACGCTTGTCTAAGGCGTTGGCGTAGGTAAAGCTTGACTGCTGGCTATCTGTAAAATACGCAGGTATGCCACAAGCGCGTGATAATTCAAGGCTGACGTAATTACGTGCCTCGTTAAGCTGCAAATTCTTAGGGTCAAAGCCAACCGCTTCCATAGTAACGTCAGCATTAAGAAACGCTGTTGACTTATTGGCTCTAGCTGTACGCCATGCTTGCAAAATCTTTGCAACACGATCTGCTGGCAATGATGTGCCGTTTGACTTTAAGACCATAAGAGGTGTTGGCTCGTTGGCGAAATTGAGCGACGCCTTTTCTAGCGCGGCAGCTGCTTTGATTGTACGACCTGCACGAGCCAACAAACCTTCTTGCGTATTTGGGAACACGACAAGGTTTGTCGGGTCAATCGGCTTGCCGTCGATTTCGTAAGCCGTAATTTCTGTATTATCAAAATTTGTTGTTATTGACACGCGCTCTGGTGCAACGCGTTCCATTGCACGGATTTTGCCTGTGTCTGCGTATCTTTCCATGACCATTGCATAAGCTGCGTTGTGAAAGAATAGATCGCTAATTAGCCAGCCGTAAAATGTAGACCCTGGTATGCGTGGGTCAGGCTGGTTAATTACACGCGGCTGTGTAATTTTTTCGCCTGTTGCTTCATTGCGTGTGTGCAATGGCAAAGACGCAATTGTTTGGATAATACTTAAAGCACGCGCCACCGTCGGCACACTCATGGCTTCTGCGCGATTTGCCTGCGCTATGCCGTAAAAGTAAAAATTGTTGTTTTCTGTAAAGTACGGCGCAAGACTTGCGTCAATGTCCAAAGGCGCAGCTGGAACGGCAGCTGCAACCTTTGGCAAAAATAAATCAAATAAACCCATGCCTCAATTCTTGCAGGCTTATACGATCAACCGACCATGATGTCAAGATCATTGTCTGGGCGTGTCGCAAAATGTGTTACGAGTGCAACTGCCACTGCGCCACACACAACTGCGTTACTTGCACGCCGTCCGATCACCCAACCGCCGTCACCACGACGTAATTGCACCGCAGCTAGTATTTCCTCGGTTAATTGGCTCTGCCCCCTATGTTTCAAGCGATTTGAGTTAATTGCTGAAAGCATCTCGTCGCAACTTTGCGGATACGAGCCGTCCATGTCAAATACAGGTATGCCAGCAGGTGCAAGGCGTGATGCAACCGCACCGGCTGATTTGCGACTGTAAAGCACATACTCGGTCGGATACTTGCGTGCATAGTCTGCCAATTCGTTGGCAATTTCACGATCATCTAGCTGTAAGTCATTTGACCAGCTGTGCAGCAGCTTGACGACAAATTGCTCACTGCCAATTTTCTGAGCGCCGACAAGACTTGCGTGTTTTCTGTCTGGTGAAAGATCGATTGCCAACCAGGTTGTTTTCTCAGGGTCAAGGTCGACTGTCTTGTCTAAGCAATTATTCCACGCAGCTGCATCAACAATGTTTTGGATTGCCACAACCCACCTGCACAATACCTCGGACATAACAACGTTAGGTGGGTCGTTAAGAACCGATCTAATGTTGTCCTCATGGATTGTCACACCCATTGCAGGGTTTGCATGCCTTGCATTTTCTAGTGTGATCTCATCTGTCGGCGACGACCACTCAAAATAAGCAATGTCGTCAATAACGCCGCCAATACTTGCCATTGCCCTATCTCTAAAAGAATTTAAGACGACGGACGTATTATCGCCAGCATTTGTGTACCCCATAAGCATCGGGTTAGGCGCAGCCATAAGGGTATAACGCAATGAGGCGTACGAGTCCATGTTGTTCATACGCAACAATTCGTCAAGGTGTATCGTCGACGGTCGGCTAATACCACGAGCAGCTGAGCCACCAGCACGCACCATGAACCGCGTGCCCATTTTTGTCTCGATCTCCTCCGCGCCATGATTGAGGCGTACCTTCTTGACTTGCTTTGCTAAAGAGTCATTTGCCTCTATCGTCCACATCATCTGCCTAAATTGCTCTAGTGACGTGTTAAGCGTGTGAGCTTGTCCGATCTGCAACGGCTCGTCCCACAAAAACAATCCGCCAAGAATTCTAATCTGCTGCAAAAAACTTTTTCCATTCTGCCTGGCAACGACAATGCAATTTGTAGGCGACGCCCAACGACCGTCAGCCTTGTACTTGTGTGTGTGAATAAGAGCAAATTTCTGCCATTGCATAAGATCGACGCCCAAACTAGCTGCAAGGTCAATCAAATCACCGCCTCTAGAGGGTAAATCGTTGAGCGGCGTGTGAATTCTGGGCGTTTGTACGCCTAATAGCGGTATTTGCAGGTCTGTGTCCCTATCTTTTCCCTGTTCGACCCGATTGCTACCGTCTACGCCCCTGCTGGAGGCTTCTAGAGGCTTCTCAGTCATTCTCGTGCGACTTTGAGTCGTTTTTGGTATAAATTGAAACAGGAAGGGTCAGAGTC